TGCGAGGTCTGAGATTAAAGACTGCGCGGTAAGTAGACCTCGAACCATACCGACAGATTGTTGATAGGCACCGAAATCCTTAGCGGCACCATCGCCAAGGGATTCGATAATTGCTTTGCGCCGTTCTTCGATTTGTGACATCAAATACTCTAGCGATTCACTCATTGTTATTCCTCTTTAGGTTTATCCGACTTCTGGGAAGACTGCCTCATAAGTTGGTTCATGCTTAACTTATGTTGTTTATCAGCTTGTTCCCGTTGTGCGGAAATTTGCTCTGACTGAACTTCACGATTACGTTGCTCAGATACAGCTTTCATACCTAATTGAGCACCTTTAATCATTTGTTCTGCCGTTAGTTTGCTCTTATCTAATTCAGCTTTAGCCCCAAGTTGTGCGCCAGCAATGCGTTCTTGTGACTCAATGCGCATCTTCTCAATCTCTAGTCTTGCTTGATCGATTTGCGAATCGGCCATCATTTTTTGCGCTTTAGCTTGAGCTTCTTGCTGCTTGATTTGTAGCTCTTGCTGCTGCATTTGAATTAGCGGGTCTTGAGCTTGTTGCTGTGCTTGTTGCTGCTGTGCTTCACCTTGATTTTTAGCTAGTAATTGCTGTGCTGCTTGGGCAATTAATGGGGCTAGTTGAGCTTCGGCTTCTTCTGGAAGTTGTTGCTCTGGGTCTGGTAGGGTTACACCTAGCTGTTCTTCTATCTGACGGCGGTACTCAAAGGCAATATGCTCGTTGATGTGAGCCATAGATGCGGCTTGAATAGCCTGTGCTTGCGGGTTTTGACCAATCATTTGCTGTATTTTTGGGTCTTGCATAGCAGCCATATGCACCTGGATGTGTGCTTGGTGGTCTTGGTATAGGAACGCTTTGACTGGTTTACCGTTGATGACGTTCATATTCTCGGTTACTGGGTCTTTCGGTTTCTCATCCTCAGCTGCAGGAATCAACTTACCAATGTTCTTAATACCTAAAACTTCTAACATTTGCTTGTTTAATTCTACTAAGTCATATATCTGTGGGTTTTGCTGCGCCATCTGCATAACAGCTTGGTACTGCACCACTTTCTGACTCATTGTTGCTGCGTTAGGGTCTGATACTGGAATTACTTCACAGCAGTCGTAGTCGGATTGTTTAGCGCGTGGGCTACCTTCTACTGGCTCATAGCTGTAGTCATCAGGAGTGTAGTCACGGATTATGCCAGCAATTAACTTAAACTCTTGTTTCATTGCGTAGTGAACACGGGCTTGAACCGCTGACATCACTTTCAATGTACGCTCTAATATAGCTAGCGTTGTACCAACTGGGCTGTTTGCTGACATGTCAGACACTTGCATATCCGCTGCGTTAGCGAATGCCTTGGCGTCGTTGATGATTTTGTCCATTAAGCCAGCTAATACTTGTGAAGGTTCTTTGTACGGTAATGCCATTATGTTGTCACGGATAGCGCCTGACGGTACGTCTACGTCACGGAACTCAGCTGGAGCGATTGGTGTATCGTCGCCCTTGATGCGTAGGCCACGAGTCTTGAAGCCACCAGGTAGGTTGCTTAGCGTACCAGCGTCTACCAACTGACGTAGTAACATCGTACCTGACTTAGCAGATGCGCCGATCAAGTGAATCAAACCAAACGCGTAGAAGCCAAATCCTGGAATGTAGCTGTAGTGCACGAAGTGCTGACGTTTCTGTTTAGTCTTGTCGTCTGGGTCCCAGTTACGACGGATAGCTAACACCTCACCTGTGCTACGCTCTAGGGTAACTACGTACGGTAGGGCAATGCCTGTAGGCTCGCCATCGTCATCTAAGTCCTCATAACCTGGCAGGTCTAAGTCAACGTGCATCTCTAACAACTTATAGCGGTCGTCCATTGTGGCGTTGAAGCCCATCTTCTCCGCTATCTTCTTCTCTACTTCCTCGATGTCGTGTGATGGCTCACCTAGGTCAATGTCACGGTAGAACCCAGCCACTTGTAGTCGGCGTAGTTCATTCTCTGTCTTGCGCATAACGTGTGTCACGCGTGGCGCTGTTTGTAGAGATGACGCGCCGTATGGAACGACGATGTCTTCTGCTGGGACAAACAAGGATACTTGGCGCTCTAGGGATGGGTCGTAGTACACTTTCTTGAACGCGTTACCTGATAGACCCAAGCCCCACAACATGCGCTCATGCTCAGGGCGGTACTCAGGCATCGCCTCAGTCAACTGGAAGTTCATGTCGTCACGTACTCGCTCAGACGCTGCTTCTTTCTCTGGAGTCTGTTTACCAATTATCTGTGTCTTAACTGGCCCCATCGCTGGGAACGTCTCCATCATCGTTTCGGCCTGGAACTTAACTAGCGCCTCTGACAGTATCGGGTGGAACACAGCACACGCGCCTGGCCACGGTTCAGTACGGTCTTCTATCTTCATACCGAGCAACTCGATACCATCAACGTACGTATTTAACCAGTCTTTACGTGAATCAACGTCAGTCTCGTAGTCACCTAGCAAATCACCAGCTAACTCAGTCAACTCACCTGCGTCCATCTCTTCTGCTAAGTTGGCGTTGAACTCGTCGTCGTATTCGCTCTCTGGCTCGATTATTACCGTCATACCATCAGCGCTAATCTCTACGCTTTCTGGGTCTTCAATTGCAATCTCAATATCAGGCTCTGGCAATGCGTTTGCCAATTCCTCTAATCCTTGTGGAGCTGAATACAGCCCTTTGTCTATGTCGCCTGCCATAATGTGTCCTTTAGTTTACTTTAGTGAACGCCGTCACCGGTATATGTACCGCCGGCTGAATATCTTGCGGGTCTCCACGATCCGTTCTTCCACTTACTTTAAATGTAACTGGGGTCTTTCCTACTTGATGCCAGTATAACCCATCTGTCCACTCAATTAAAAGGAAAAATGGAACGCCCATTGTATCTGATAATCGCTGTCCATTCATCCACTTATCTACAAATACGAACGTTGTTGGAAACTTATCCTTCTCGCACGTCCTTTTCTTATACTCAAGCACTGCAACAATCTCGTTATTCCTAGTGGCTACCCAGTCTGCAGAGTAGGTCATAGGTAACTTATGCAACACGCACTTAAACGCGGATTCTATCCGTGACTTCGCGCTGCCTTCGTTCTCTAAATCAAACTGTGTCTCGTACATTGGTCGTATGCTCATTTTAACTCCCTACATTGCGTAGAACTTTTGTTTGCTAAATCGCTGGTACGTGTCGTACTCTTCTTCGTAATCTGTGTCTAGTGTCAAGAACCCACCCTTGCGGAACCGCATAATGGCGCCAGTCATCGAGTCCACTAAGTCATCGTGTTCGCCTGACGGGAACGAAGCCACTTCTTCTACTAGCTCCTCAGCCCATCTAGTCTCCGGAACCCATACTCGGCCTGACGCAAAGATGTCGGCAATCGAGTTTAACCGTGAAATCTTGTCATTTCCCTTGCTTGGAGTGAAGTCCTGCACTGGTATACCCATAGCCCTAAGTTCAAAAATCAGTGGTGAGCCTGACGCTTTAGCCTCGACTATCAAGGAATCCGGTTCCCAGTCCTGGTATTGTTCCTTAGCCCGCATCTTGAGCTCCGGAAACTCCATCCGTGCCTTAAATGCGTTGAGTAAGATGATATTCGCCTGTGGTTTACCCGTGTCGTCGTCCTTATAGAACACGCCCCACGTAGTACACGCGCTATAGTCGGCCCGTTGTGTCTTTAAGAATGCCGTATCCCACGACTGAATGATGAATTCACAGCTAGGAGGGTTGTCTTTCTCCCAATATTTCCACCATTCCCGTTTAATAATCGCAGAAACCTCGGAAGTTGGCTGCTGCATGTACTGAGCCATCCATTTGCCTACCGGAAGCTCGTCTTTTAGCGCAGTTAACTCGCCAATTGACCAGAATTGAGGCCAAAGTGGGTTGCCAGAGGGTAAAATTGCAGGGAACTCGATCACTTCCCACTCTTCGCCACTACGTTGCATCGCAGACTTGACAACTTGGCCCGTTAAATCCTTCTTAGACCACCGCGTCATCACGATTACAATAGCCCCGCCCGGTTGCAACCGTTGCCGAGGACCAGATGTGTACCACTCGTATGTCTTGTCGTAGATTTCTGGGTTAGTTTCGCTTAATGCCGCTTCTTGTTCTGAGTGAGGGTCGTCAATAATGAGGATATCAGCACCTTTACCCGTAACTGCACCACCAATACCAATCGCAAAATAGTCTCCGCCGTGGTTAGTCGCCCACCGGCCAGCAGCTTTAGAGTCAGATTGTAGTGCAACGTCCGGAAATATGTCATGATACTTTTCAGAATCCACTAAGTTACGTACTTTACGACCAAACCCCACCGCCAATTCAGCTGTGTGAGACGTCTGGATAACCTTCTTACCCGGGAACTTCCCCAAAAACCACGCGGGCAACAGGTATGACGCAAATTCGGACTTCGTATGACGAGGTGGCATGTTGATAATTAGCCGTTTGATCTCCCCATTAGCCACTCGCTCGAACGCTTTGGCCATCCGCTTGTGGTGAGCGCCATCAATAAAGCCCGGCCAGACCTGGTGTACAAAGTCAATAAAGTTATTCTGGGCGTTCTCAACCTCAGCCGCCTTCTCGTGCAACTCAAGTTTAATAAGTAAATCGCGTTTCTCTGAGTCAGGCAAGGTAGGCAGCAATACTAATGCCGCTTGTAGTTCCTGTGCCGTAAGTAAATCGGAGTTACTCATCGTCTGTTTCGGTGTCTATATCGATATCTTTGGCTACAACCTTGTGCTCTAGTTCCGCTAGCTCATCCTCGATAACTTCGCCCTGTACTTCTTTCATCCCAAGTAACCGGTTAATCTTATCTTTAATAGCTGACTCCAACTCGATCGTAGTCTTAGCATTGATTGTAATCTCAGACTTCTCAGTGAACGCGCCGACATCAGAAAGTTTACCTAGTAACTCAAGCGCTCGTAGTTCTACCTTAGCATCGCCACAATGCGAGATATCTAGCAACTTGTTGGTCACATAGGTTCGGACTTGCGCTCCGTCGGCGATGATTTGTTTGTCGTATTCATTAAGTAATGCAGCTAGCTTGACCGCAACGCCACCTTCGTACACTTTGTCGGGCACGATTTTACTTCGGTCTGTAGCTTGAATTAGTTCTCGGGCGTCGTCCTCGTCCTTTTTGGACATCTCAAACGGTATGCCGAGTTGGTCTAGTAACTTCGCAGTTTCCGCAGAAGTTCGCATTGCTTCGTGTAAGTCCCGCGGCACTTCGTCCTTAGCGTCTTTAGGCATAGGGTGATCGAAGTCGGGCGTAATTTTTAGGTCCATATGAGGAAACGGGTCTCTTTGGTTTGGTGACGGGGGGTGCGTTTCAAACCGGACAATACATGTTTACTGTGTAAATGTCAAGGGGGGTAGGGGTATTCGTAAATTTTTTTATATAGGGG